ACTAGAAACTCAATTACTAATACTAAAGAGTTTAGAAAAAAATTAAATACAGCTATAGCTGCTATAGATAAAGCAGAAAATAGATTTTATGATTACAAAGATAAAATACAAGAAAGCGAAAATATAAATAGAGCTAGAGAAATACTTAGCAAAGAAAATGCTACAGATGAAGAAAAGGAAGAGTTAAGAGTTCTTCAATCTCAAGACAAAGCAACAAGAACTTTTGTAGAAAACAATCAGGAAACTATAGCTAGAGATAGTATATTGCAACAGCAATTAATTACTAACAGAATTGATAATGGAGAATATAACAACAAGCAACTAGCTTTGGCATATATTGATCTTGCTTATGAACAAAGTTTTAAAACTCCTGCTGATTTAGAATGGAAACGAAAATCAATAAAAGATTTAGATACAAGTTTAGATGGAGAAAGAAGATTTGCTGATAGTGTGTCTTCAAAAATTATTACTAATTTAGAAAGGATTTATACTAAAAGAACAGATTTAGATTCTGATGAATTAGATAGAATTGAAAATTTACTTTTTGCAATACCAAAAAAGATTAGAGATTACAAAACAACTAAAAGATTATTTGGAGACAATATTCAGGTAAATGAAGAAGGAGTAGGAATAGATGTACCAAGATACCCTACAGATACAGAAGTCATAGAATATGGAGATAAAGTACAAGACCAATCAAAAAGAATTATTCAAGGTAATAGAACACTGCAAAGTTTTGGAAGTCCACAAGCAGTTAACAATGAAACTCTACAAAGACAAATAAATACAAAAATACAAAAAGAAAGAATTAGAACATTAAGACTTACAGTTGGAAGCTTATATGCTAACTCCGATATAGATGACCAAGGTTTAAAAATAAAACCTAGTCTTGCAGATGTTGAAGAACAGTATGACTATGCAGGAGAAATATCTATTGATGAAATATTTGAAACTTATCAAGATGCAGCAGGTAACTATGACCCTTTATACCAAGATGACTTAAGACAGTTTTTAAAAAGAGTTGACTTAAGTAATGAAGAAATCGAAGCTTATGGTTTGCGTGAATTTGTAGTTGAGCCTGTTCAGATTGAATACGATAAATTTATTAAATCTAAAACTAAGAAAGAACAAGTATCAGAAGAAGTAGTCAAAGAAATACAGGAACAAACACCCATGACGACCACTGAAAATGTTGATAATTCAAGTGTTTCAGATGAGACTACAGATGAGAAACCTAGTGATACTGGTAATGAAGATGAATTTATAAAAGCAAACGAAAGAGATGAAATTGTAAATCCTAAAGATTTAAGAAAATCACAGCTACCACTTAATGATGTGCAGATAGCACAAGGTCAGAAGATAGTATCAGATGTAATATCAAACCTTGGAGGACAAGAAGGCGATCTTATAGCTATGGCTAATACACCACAAACGGAAGAAAAAACTTACACAGTACAGAGTGGAGATAATTTAAGTGTTATAGCAGACAAGTATGAAGGTGTTAGTTATCCAGAGATAATTCAGTTCAACAACTTTACAGAAGATCAAGCAAACAATTTAAGTATTGGTCAGAAGATACGCATACCAGAACCAAAACCTAGAGAAAGTAAAGAAGAATTAGTAAACAGACTAAACAAAGTATTAGAAGATGTTGATACCAGACAAAGATTTAGTCAAGACTTAATTAAACAAATGTTGTCGGCTGTAGGTTTTAATGATGAGCAAACTAGAATTATGGGTGCTGTTGCTATGGCAGAATCAGCAGGAGATAGTAACGCTGATACAGTTAAGTCTGGTTTAGACCCACTTAAGAAAAATGAGTTCTCTCTTGGTCTGATGCAAATAAATATGTTACCAGAGTTTTTACCAGAAAGATTACCATTATTTGAAATAGAATCTACAGATGAGCTATATGACCCTATCATTAATGTTATAGCTGCAAAACGTCTGTATGATAAATATGGATTTGGAGCTTGGGAATCATATAACACAGGCAAGTACAAAGATTTTTTAACTGACTAACTATGCAAGAACTAAATCCTCAAGAGCAAGCAACACAAGATGTTGAAACAGTTAAAGAAGAACTTGTTGCAGCAAATCCAAACTTAGAGCTTAAGCCAAAACCTATATTGCCTACAGAATCAATAGATGAAAATATAAAAGAAAATCAAATAAAAGATCAAATACAAATAGAAAAAGAAGTAAGTCCAGTTAATGAATCTGAAACAGAAAGAGTAGGTAAATTTAAAAAAGATAAGTTGAATGATGACGCTTATCTTGCAAACGTACAAAAACAGTTTCAAGAAGAACAAGAAGCTATCCTTGCAAGTGGCAAGAAAACCAGTGAAATAAATAAAATGATTTATGAAAGTAGAGATAACTTTGCGTCAAAAGTAAAACGAGGATTAGTTAATGGTCTTATACAAAATGTTAATAATATTTATGAGCTAGGAGATGATGTAGTTGACCTAGTACTTGGAGATTTATATGACAGTGATCGAACAGAAGGTTTTGAACTAATACCTTTAAAAAGTGATTTAGACGATAGAAGTGCTTTAAGTAATTTAGTTGGAGGTTTTACTGAAACTGAAGATGATAGGAATAGTCTTTCTTATGGTACAGCTAAAACAATAACCCAATACCTTATACCTATGTATAAATCAGCAGGGTTTTTAAAAAGTCTTGGTGTAAAGAGGTTGCAGTTTGGATTGGCAGGAGCAGGAGTAAGTGCAGTAAATGACCCTTATGAAGAAAACTTTTTTAATTGGATAGGAGAAAGGTCAGATGTTGCAAAGACTATTGTAGATTTTATGCAAGCACCAAAAGAATATGACGAAGACGGAACTTTAAAACCAGTTGAAGAACGTATGGCAGCCAGAATGAGAGCAATGGCAAATGATTTTATTGTTGGAGAGTTAGCGATTGGTGGTACTGTAGCAGGATTAGGAAAGGTAAAAGAACCTGTAAGTAAATTTGTAAAAGAAACAATAAAGACTTCAGGACTAGATAAAAGAACAGAAGAGATTGGTAAGGTAATTTTTGGTATTACAGACTATACAAAAGAAAGCATAGGTAAAAAAGGTAACGAACTGGTCGATTTCTTTATGGATAAGATGTATGAGATGAGAGCAGGAAACGTAAAAGGAAGAAATAAAATAGTAGCAAGATTAAAAAACATACTTGCTAAAGATGGAGGAGATATAGGCGATTCAGCTTTTGATATGCAAGATAATAATTTAATTGAAAACTTAAATATATATATGGAAAAATTAAAAACTAATCCAAAATTACAAAAATATTATTTAGGTGGAGATGGTTCTACATTGCAAGGTAGTCCGTTAAAGGGGTCAAAAATAACAAGAACTTTTAATGCTAGAGATTTAAACAGATATTTTAAAACTACTGTTCAAGGAAAAGATAAAGCTTTTGGAAACAAAGAAGCAATCGTAGATTTTATTGTTGCCAGAGGAGATGCAATCAAACAAAGCATAAATCCAAAAAGTAGAACATGGAAATCTATGAAGGCAAAAGCAAGGACTCAACTGCCTTTAGATACTATCAATGCTTTATCAGACTTTGTAGAAACTTATGGAGATGGAGGGGAGATTGACTTAGAAGTAGCAATCATAGCTATGAATGATGTTGTCAACGAAAGTGCAATCGTTGTCAGAGAACTAGCTAGTAAAATGGACAGCATGATTGCTATGAAGAAAGGTGGTAGCTTTGATAGCAAAGCCTATGATGTTGTTAAAAATGACTTTGCTTTTACCCTTAAATTTTTAGATAGTGTCTTAAATATTAAACGAAGAGCTATTACACCAATATCAAGAAGTCTTGCACTGTCAAATGTAACCTCTGACAGAATCCCACAGAAAGGTTTAAAGACTATATTAAAACTAAAATCAGAAGATGAAGCTGTAGAACTTGCAAGAAAGCAAGCTGCAAAAGAAATGGTAGATGAAGAAGACTTCTTAGGCGAGTTTGATGTAGAACAAATTTTAAAATTAGCAGATGGTGGAGATACTAAAGCTTTACAACAAGTGGTAAGAAAATTACACTTAGCAGCAACTAATCCTAAAGCTCTGAAGATAATACTAAAACATCAAAAAGGTTCAGATGTAATGAAAATAACTAATCATTTATTTATAAATTCAATACTGTCAAACCCTGTAACCCATCAAGTCAACCTAATATCTACAGGAATAAATACATTTGGAAAGCCTATATCAAAATTAGTAGGTGCGGAAGATAACGCAACTAGAATAAGAGCTTTGAAAGATTTGCAATATCTAATGTCAACTTCTATGGAATCTTTAAGAATGGCAGGTTTCGCTTTTAGAGCTAATAGAAATATTGTTGATGCAGGTCAATCAATACTTGAAAGCAAGTCAGGAGAAAGAATAATGATGGAATCTTGGGAAGGAACTAAAGGTCAAGTTGGTAGAGCAATTATGGATACATACGGATTACCTAGTAGATTTCTTATGGCTGAAGATGAGTTCTTTAAGCAAATGAATTTTAGATCATATTTAAGAGCAAGCATTTGGGAGAGAACACAAAAAGAAATGGAGAGAGGTATAAGAAATTTTGCTAATAGAGGAGAGTACAATAAATATGTTAATAACCAATTTAATAAAATTATTAAGGTTATAAACAGAGAATCAATGGAGGGAAAGTTATCTCAAAAGAATTTAAAATTATTTAGAGAAGCACAACAATATGCAGCAGAAGCAACATTTACTGAAGATTTGGCAGATGGTCACTACCTAAAAGCTTTTCAAAATGTTGTCAACGAATATCCGTTAGCTAGGCAGATAGTTCCTTTTATAAGAACACCTATTAATATTATGAAGCAGTTTGGTAAAGCAAGTCCTGTTGCTGCTTTTGGACAAACAGACTTAGGTAAAAAGCTACGGATAAGTGAGTTAGGATTTGTAAAAGAACATCTAGCAGAGATAGCATCAAAAGATAAAAGTGTAAGAGCTATAGCAATAGGTCGAACACGTTTAGGTGGGGCTGCTTGGGCAGGTGGTATAACTGCTGCTTTTCAGATAAACAACCCCGAAGCAGGAGTAGCAATTACAGGAGGTTTACCTAAAAATAAAGAACAAAGAGAGATGTTACTTGCTACTGGTTTTATACCTTACGCATTTAGATTTCTTGCTACTGAAGAAGATATAGTTAAATATGGAAAAGTTGACCCTAATAATAAAGTAGTTAGGGGCGAAAATGATGAAATAAAATATGTAAGAGGAGCAGATGGAAAAATAAAATATAAGTATGTTAGTTACAAAAGACTTGAGCCTTGGGCTAGTTATCTAGCTTTGTCTGCTGATTTTGCAAGAATAGCACCATACTTAGGAGAAGATAGAAAGTTAGAAAAAGAAACTATATATCAAGTTATGCAAGCTGCTATGTATGACAATTTAATAGATAAAACATTTATTTCTGGCATAGCAGAACTTATACCTTTATTTGAAGACCCTTCTCGTATGAACGCATTTGTTACTAGAAGAATTGCCCAGATAGCGATACCTTTTAGTGGTGCAGGTAAGTTTGTAAAAGGTGCTATAAACTCAGGAGCTTTTAATCAAAAACGAGATGGTAATATTCGTATAGATAAGAAAGTACCTAAAGGACAATTTGAAGGCGATTATAACCCTATGATATTTGTTACTAGACTTGTTAATGAAATAGCAAGTCTTACTCCTCATGGAGATAGATTTGCAAGACCAGTACAAAGTCATATAACAGGTAAGTTTGTAGAGATACCTATAGGTTTTGGTAAAGATGAATGGAATGTATTACTTGATGGTTGGACATATTCAGGCATTTCTAACAATGACCCTGTTTTATCAGTCCTACAAGAGACAGGAGGAGAGTTTGCTGCTCCTTCAGACTTGTTACTAAGTGATGATGATTTCAAAGAACAGCTAAGATTAAATAACGAAGAACTTGCTGACTTAATTTATGAAACTGCAAGGTTTAGAAAAGGCACATTGCAATTAAGAATGTATGAAAAGATGGAAAGATATATACAGAAAAACGACACACTGGTACAACTTATGAGAGGTAATGGATTAAAGATAGAGCTATCAGATATGGATATTAATATGAAGGCTGTTATTGCAAATGTTGCAGGAAAAGATATAAATGAACTAACAAATAATGATTTTAGTAATAGTGACAGAGTAAATATGATGTATGCTGCTAGAGAACAACTGAAAGAAGGTTTGCAAGAAATACATAATGATTACAAGCAATCTGCTAAAAAATGGTGGATAAAGAATAGTAAAGTATTAGACCAAGAAAAAAGAGATAAATTTTATAATGACGAAAATAGAAATAAAAAACTTTATAGAGATATACTAGAAGTAAGCACAAATAGCCTTTTGGAGGAGTTTGCTGCCAAGTCTCTTATTAGTTAACAATGGCTACCAACACCACTAATACGTTTACTAACCATACAGGAAACGGAACTGAAGTAAATTTTTCAATTAGTTTTAGTTACATTCTTACTTCAGATATAGATGTTACTGTTGCAGGAGTTACAAAAACACTAGGCACACACTACACAATAAGCGGTTCTACAGTTACTTTTACAAGTGGCAATGTACCTGCTAATGGTGCAGCAATAAAGTTTCAAAGAGATACATCTATTAGTACAAAGGCTGTTGATTTCCAAGATGGTAGTGTACTTACTGAACAAGATTTAGATAACAATACAAACCAAGTATTATTTGCACAACAAGAGATTACAGATAAGTTAGGAGGTATAGAAGAGGGAGCAACCGCAGATCAGACAATATCAGAAATAAAAGGTCTTATAGCAGGTAGCCCTCTTGATGCTAGTCATCTTGCAGCAAACTCAGTTGATAGTAGTGAACTAGTAGATGGTAGTGTTGATACTTCACATTTAGCTGATGATGCAGTTACAGCAGCAAAGATAGCTAACAGTGCAGTAACTTCAGACGCTATCAATAGTAGTGCTGTTGGTACATTTGCTATAGGTGACAATGCTGTACTTACTGCCAAAATTGCTAACAGTCAGGTTACAGAAGCTAAACTAGCTGACCCCGCAGTTTCAACCAATAAAATACATGATTTAGCGGTTACAGCAGCTAAGATTGCTAATGAAACTATAACGTCAGGTAAGTTAGCTTCTAATTCAGTAACTACACCAAAAATTCAAGATGGTTCTATACTTACAGCGAAAATTGCTAACAGTCAAGTTGATGAATCTAAATTAGCTGACCCTGCGGTTTCAACTAATAAAATACATGATAGTGCAGTAACTACTGCAAAAATAGCTAACAGTGCAATAACTACAGCAAAGATACTAAATGGTGCAGTAGATGTAAATAAACTAGGTGCTGATGCAGTTAATGGTACAAAAATTGCTGATGATTCTATTAATTCTGAGCATTATGTAGATGGTTCGATAGATACAGCACACATAGCTAATGATGCAGTAACAACTGGGAAAATTGCAGATGCAGAATTAAAAACTTTAGCAGGTATGCAATCAGCTACAGCTTCTAAATTAGCTGATAGCACCGCCCTTACTTCTGATATTGCTGATTTAAACCAGATAGATGGTATGGCGAAGCAGACAACTATAACTGATGATGATACAAAATTTCCTACTTCTGGTGCTGTTGTAGATTATGTTGCTGCACAACTAGCACCTATTGGTGGATTAGAAGTTATTGCTACAGATGCAGCATTTCCTAATACACAACCCGCAGCAGGTGTAGTAATAAGTATTGCAGATGCAGGTGGACTTGTTGTTGATGCCAATGGCACAAGCACAACTGCAAGAACTGTAGGTGGAACTACAGTTACAATTAACAACTTTGCTAGTAACTTCAATAGTTCTACTGTTGATGCAGGTGTAGCAATAATGGTTAGTTCTACTGGTACTGGTCAGGTATATAACTACCACAAAGCAACTTTAAAAGAAGCTGATCTTTTAAGTCTTAGTAACGATATAAATGATTTTGCTGCTAGGTATCGAGTAACAGCAGGAGAACCAACATCTAATAATGATGAAGGAGATTTGATATACGATAAAAATGCTGACAAGATGAAAGTCTTTGACAGCACTACTAACGCATTTAAAGAAGTAACATCTGTTGGTGATTTTAAATTTTTATTCTTATGCCCTAATGGTGGTAGTGGTTCTCCAACAATTAACGGAAGTATTGCTACTTATGATCTTAGAGAAGGAAGTACTAGTGGTGCAGCAGCAAGCGTTACAAGTGCAGCACAATTATTAGTAAGCGTAAATGGTGTTGTACAAAAACCAAATACAGGAACTTCTGCACCTTCAGAAGGTTTTGCAATGGTTGATAGTAATACAATTATTTTTGGAAGTAATTTACCAACAGGTGCAGAGGTATTTGTTATACAAATAGGTTCAGCAATAAGTTTACAAGTACCTGCTGACAACACAGTTGCTACTGCAAAATTACAAAATGGTTCAGTTACTACAGCAAAAATTGTAGATGATGCAATAACTAACGCTAAAATAGCAAATAGTGCAGTAAATTCAGACTCTATTGCTAACGCTGCTGTTGGTACAACTGCAATAAGTGACAATGCTATACTCACAGCTAAAATTGCAAATAGTCAAGTTACTGAAGCTAAACTTGCTGACCCTGCGGTTTCAACAAATAAGATACAAGACGGTGCAGTAACAAATGGCAAATTAGCTGCTGATGCTGTTACTACAGCTAAGATTGCTAATAGTGCTATAACTAATTCAAAATTAGGTGATGACTGCGTAACAGGTTCAAGAATAGCTGATGATGCTATAAACTCTGAGCATTATGTAGATGGTTCTATAGATACAGCACACATAGCTGACAGTCAAATTACTACAGCTAAGATTGCTGATAACGCAGTTACAGATGCAAAGATAGCAGATGGTGCAGTATCAGCAGCTAAGATTGCTGCTAGTGCAGTATCAGCAGCTAAGATAGCGGACAATGCAGTTACAGATGCAAAGATAGCAGATGGTGCAGTATCAGCAGCAAAGCTTGCATCAGGTGTTGGTGGTAAATGTATAAAACAACTTGCAAGTTTTACTTCAAGTACTTTTAATACAACAGACAGTGCATTTTCTGATGTTATAAGTGTTAACTATACACCTGCAAGCTCGTCAAGTTTAATTGTATTTGACTTTACTGCTGCTAATTCTTCAGTTGGAAACTCTAGTGGAGGTAGTGCTACATTAGGCATTAGACTTAAAATAGGTGCCACCACTGTTGTTAATGCTACTAACGCTACTGATTTTGCTGTTGGTAATGGTGAACCAGATCGTATTAGTTCTTCTTTATTAGTAAGACACATGGAGGGTAATAATAATACAAGTCAAAGAACATACAAAGTACAGTTTAATAGGGAAGCTGGTAATACAAATGCTACTCTCAGTAATGGTATAGGTATAATAATAAGGGAGTACGTATAATAAATTTATGACTTACACTAAAGCAGATGCACTTAGTTCATTAAAACCAGATGCAAAATGGTTTTGGAAAGGAGATACTTATTCTGACATTAAATGGAATAGTGAAGAAACTATCCCTACTGAAGATGAAATAAATGCAGAGTTAACAAAGTTAACCAATGCTGAACCATTGCGTTTATTAAGAAAAGAAAGAAATCGTAGATTATTAAATTCTGATTGGACACAATCAAGAGATATAACTTTATCTAATGATGCAGAATGGAAAACATACAGACAAGCATTAAGGGATTTACCTGCTAATACAGCCGACCCTTCAAATCCAACATGGCCTACACAACCTAACTAATTATGGCATTAACAAAAGTATCAACAGATGGTGTCAAAGATGATGCCATAACCGCAGGTAAAATACCTGCAAACGCAATAGGAGCTAGTGAACTAGCAGATAATGCGGTTGATAGTAATGCTATAGCTGATGATGCTGTCACGACAAATAAAATTGCTGATAACAACGTAACATTTCAACAACTTGGTAGTAACACAGTAAAAACTGGAAACATTGAAGGTGGTGCAGTTACTACAGATAGACTTGCTGATGATGCTGTTACAGCAGCAAAACTAGCTAATAATTCAGTCAACTCAGATCAAATTATAAACGGAAGTATAGACACAGCACACATAGCTGACAGTCAAATTACTACAGGTAAAGTTGCAGATGACGCTATAACTCAAGCAAAGATAAATATACCTTTAAGCAATCGCAACATTATAATCAACGGAGGTATGAACGTGGCACAAAGATCACAGTCATCTACTTCTACTGGTTTTCAAACTTGCGATAGATGGCAAGTTACTGGTACTTATAATGGCACTAATACACAATCTCAAGCTGATATTGGTTATAACACAACACCTTTTGACAAAGGATTTAGGAAATCACTAAAGGTAACAAATGGTAATCATAGTAGTGCTAACGCAGGTGACAATATAGAAATTACATATAGTTTTGAAGGTGACGAGATAGCTACTTCTGGTTGGGATTATGTTAGCAGTAGTAAAAAAATAACTTTATCTTTCTGGGTAAAGTCCAGTGTTGCTCAAACTTTTTATGGTTACTTTAGAACCTTTCCAAATGTAGATGTAAAATATAGTTTTCCAATAGTATGTAGCTCTACTGATTGGGAATTTAAAACAGTTTCAATAGTTGGTGAAAGTAACTTTGCTCCAAACGTACATAACTCATTTGGTAATGGTACTGGTCGAGCTATGGTTTTAAGATTTGTACCTTTTTTTGGAACAAGTTATACCGATTCTGGTGCAGTAAATAATGCTTGGCAAAACTATTCAGCAGGGGTAATAACACCTGTTTATGATACATCATGGTTCTTAACTAATGGTGCAACATTTGAACTGACAGGGGTTCAGCTAGAGGTCGGAGATACAAATACTGAATTTGAACAAAAATCATACGCACAAGAGCTTGCTGCCTGTCAAAGATATTATTACAGACACGCTGAAGGTGCAGATCATAGACCGATTGGTATGAGTAGTGCTTACACCTCTACAGTGCATATAGGAATAGTGCATTTTCCTTGTAAAATGAGAACAACACCTACTATAGATGCACCATCAGCATCAAATTATTATAGAGAAGTAGCTAACGGTTCTACTTCATTAGCAACTAATTTTGTAATGGAAGATGCAAATTCCACTTGTTGCGGTTTTAGAACTACTGGAGGTAGTAGTATTACTCAAGGAAATGCGATATATACTAGATTAGGTAATGCAAATGCTTATGTTGCTTTTGATGCGGAGCTTTAATTATGTCACAAACAAAACTTTATAAATTAATAAAAAATATAGCAGAACAAGAAATTGCTGTTTCTAAAAAAGGAGAAGCAACTGCTGATGGATTAGGGTTTCACATGAAACATATTCCATTTGATGAAGCAAACACTGACTATCAAGAGTATCTATTGTGGGTAAAAGAAGGAAATACACCCGAAGCTGCTGATTAGTGGATATACCAGAGA